AGTTCTCCAATAGCTCTGTTATTTTGTATAGCCTCTTGATACTTGTCTAATTCACGTTCCCAAATATCTCTCGAATAATAACGACCATTACCATTTTTTACTTCGGCAGTGGCAAGAATACCCTCTACCATCGTCTGACCACCCTGACTTTTAACTTCAAGGATTGGCGAACGTTTGGTTACAAAGCTTCTTGTTTCTATTAAAACTTGTTTACTCATCGTTGTTTTTAGATTGCTTACTTGCTTTTTCATGCATTTTAGCATAACGTTTCTTAGTCTTTTCCAAAAGTTTAATTTCGTTACGAATCATTTTAACTTTCTTAGGATCAACTAAAGATGACATTGCATCGTTTTCATCCAACATTTGTAAACGTTGAGTTCTTTCGAAAATCTCTTCTTCAATAGCTTCTATCTTAGCCTCTAGTGCTAAAGAAGTACCTACATTTTCAATTTCTTTTAGACGATGCTGTAAAGAATTAGATTTCTTTTTAGAACGCATCTTCTCTTTTATTTCACTTTCAGGTTCTTCATCGATGATTTCTTCCTCTTCCATGTGCTGATTATGTTCATCTGCTGGCATATCGTTAGACATTTCCTCAGCATAATCATTTTCAGCATCCATACTCATACCGACAACCTCTTCAATTTCTTCTTCTTTTCCGTCTAGTTCATTCATCATATCTCGAACAACGGCGTTTTGACGTGAAGCCATAGAATCAGGATGTGCAGTTGTCACTACTCCTCCAATTTCAAATCCTTCTTTAAGAACTTGATCAACAGCCTCACCTATTTTATCAGAGTATCCAGAGGCTTTATGATTTCCAGTAGCCATTTCAGATTTTTGCTCTTCGTACCCAAGACCCTCAACTCCAAACTGACCTTCCTTTACATAATAAAGCTTGTCTTTTGCAAGATTCTTCATTACTTCTTTCATAGCAGCCTCTTGAGTAATCTGTGGATTCTTCTGAACCTCTAAGTAGATACCATTAAGAACCTCTTGTCCAATCTGATTATTTACGTTTTTAGGGTCAGAGTAATCGTAGTTGTGGTCGTTTACTTCGTCCACAGTTTTTGAAGTTTTCTTTTCTTCGACTTTAACAGCCTCGTCCGATTCTCTTTTGGATTGCTCTTCTAGAAATTTAGAAAATGCTTTTTCGAATGGTTGACGATTAGTTGGTTGAAACTGAGTAATAGGTTGCAAATCTGCATAGTAAGTATTTTCACTAATAATACTTTTATTCTTTAGAATATCTACAGCTTCACTGTACGTATTAATATTACTAATTATGCTATTATGATTGCGCTTTGCCTCTCTTAGGAATTTAGATTTATTTCCTTTTCCCTCTTTGATAGCATTATATTGCTCCTGTAAAGTCATAATGTTATTTTATTATAAATATATGTTTATTCACTACTTCCATTCAACTGAACAGAATCGTATGCTTTGCTTTGTTTAGCTAGTTTTTTTCTATCAACTTTTTTATACCCTAACTTTTCATAGTAGGTATTTATAACTCCCTTGTCGTTTGTTTTTAAATGACCTGGAGGTTTATGAGTTGATTTAGATTTTGGTAATTGACCTGCGCCTTTAGGTGCTACTATATAAGATTCCTTTACCTGTGTATAACCATCACTTAGTTTATACTTTGGTAATTTTTTTGAAAATGCGTTTTTAGTAAGAAAAGCACCTGCTCCTGCTGAAGTAGACATCTCTTCTATAGAGTTTTCAAATAATTCCTCTTCAATTATTTCTTCGAAATTAAGCATGTATCTTTTCAATCTTGTCTAAAACTTCATAGTATTGTAGTAAATTTTCGAAGTTTTTATTTTTAGTTTTCTTAGTTTTTAGAATTGAAATACTTTTAACAGCTTCCTCTAAGAATACTTTTGTGACATCAGATTCTACTTTTTCTGAATATACTGATAATTGTTCTTTAACAAAAGATGCATGTCTGTTATACATCTCTCTTAAAGATACTATAGAATTATCACACTTGATAAACTCATTTAAGAACTGCTTTTGATAATTATTTACTTTAGAATACTTGTCATTAAATTTATCTAAAGAGATTTTATACGCTAGAGCTCTTAACTCTGGATCGGCATTTCTAAATTCTTCTATTATATCTTTTTCTACACCCTCTCCATTTTTAGTGTTTGTAAGGTGTTCCAATATAGTCATTTTGTTATCCACAACTTCTTTTACATCTATTTCATGATTTGAGTTGTAGTATTCAAATAACTTATATACTGATGCTAATTCTCTGTACGATGGGATTACTTTTGTAAATAATTTCTTCTCATCATAAGACTCCGCTATTTCACCGCAAAGATTATGTTTAATTTTTTCTAATTTATTTCTATCTAAACGTTGTGAACTTTCAACTACTGTTTTTAATAGTTCACTTGCTTCTCGCTCAGATAGGTTCTTAGATTCTATTAGTTTCTTGTAAAGTTTTAGTTCTTTACCTAATTCGCTTTTAAGGAAATACTTATTTAAAAGTTTACTCGCTGGACTTTCTTCAGATTCAGTTATTGATGTACTATTCATCAATTCATTAGTCATTTGCTGAGCTAATAAATCAAATAGTAAACCAGTATTTCTCTTCTTCTTGTGATTTAATTTCATCAAGTATTTTTATATAAATATTATTCTTTTATCTGAGATTCATCTAATAAGTCCTCTCCGCTTGATTTAGTTACACTTAAAACCTTTTTTTCTAAATTTTCAAAGATATTTCTATTAACTAAAAAACTTTGTTTTGAACCCTCTAATGCTAAAGGGGAGTTACCCTTATAATTGGGTTTGACATCAAAATTTACCTTTTTAGTATTATCATCGTTGCCTAATCTATCTCTTCCGAAGTTTGAATCTTGTTTATCTAATCTTGATTGACCATCTTTAGGTCTACCCATAACAGGTTTGTCTTCATCGTAACCTACAGGAACACCATCATTATTTGTATAAGATCTATCGCTACCATAAAGTGCTGCTAAATCATGGGGCGTACCATATGATTTTCCTGTTTGTATTGGGTCATTACCCTCGTTTTCAATCTGATTTAATCTAAATGCCATCTTAGCATCTTGTAAGATTAGGTCTGATTGTTCGTCATTTTGATCTTCACTTAAATTAAAGATGTTGTCTTTAATGTAATCTCTAGAGAATAACTTTTGATCAATCATAGCTCCCGCTACATCTACTTTCTGTTGCATCAACTGTAGCTTCTCTTGTTCGAAGATAATTGATGGATTAGTCATGTTTAACTCAAAGTTGGTAAGAGTTTCATTTCTGTAACCTTGAGTATATAAATGTACTAATGCAATTTTATTTAGTTCTGTAAGAATGATTCTTTGAATTCGCTCTACTGTTCTAGCAAATCTAATATCTTCTGCAGCTAGTGTTGCTTTACCTGTAAGGTCTTTTTCGTATCCTAAGAAAGCTTTTGGTATTTTAAGTGCTGCAAATAGCTTATCTCTTAAATACTCAACGTCTGTAATACCATCGTATTGCAACCCTGGTGTTGTGTCAATTTTTGTTGCTGCATCATTTCCTCGTACAGGAATATAAAAGTCTTCAAGCATATTTTGCATATTATACTTAAGATTATATTGTCCTGTTTTGGGATCTACATACGGAGTACGCTTAAGACTTGAAATAGTCTTTTGCATAAAAGGTTCTACTTCGTTAGGAGGAATAGACCCGATGTTTATATAAAATATTCTTTTTTCAGGTGCTCTTGATATTCTATGTACAAGCATTGCATCCTCCATAAGAGAATACTGCTTATATAATTTACGACCCGGCTCAATGTATGCTCTACCATAAGGCAAGTAGTTTACATCAGAAAGTAATCTAAAATGTGCCATCTCATAATTATCTATAGTGATAACATTTGGAGATGGTGATTGAGAAGGTGGTTGATAGTATCCTGAATCACCTCCAGTGAATCCGTCAGGGTTGTACTCAAATACAACTTCTGATGGGTTATCTGGGTTAAAGCCTTCCTTTCTAGCTATTGTAAATGCTGAATAAGGAGTTACTTTATAGATACCATACTTTTCTGCAATATCAAGTTTTAAGAAAAAATCACCATACTTACACATTTGACGTATCCAACTCCATAGATTTAATTCTATATCTAGAATCTCGTAAAAAAGGTTGTATAGTATTTTCTGTATGTCTTCATTGGATGAACGTATCTGTAAAACTTCACCCATGTCGTTTTTTAGTGTTGACTCATCAGATACAATATCTAAAGCAGAAGCAATAATAGCATCTTGATCCATAACATCATACTCACTGTACAATTGTGTACGTAAGTATTGATAATTCATATTGAACTGTTGACCATATAGGGACGTTGGATTCCCTGTATATAGTCTACCATATCTATCTAATAGTGAATTAGTTTGAAATTCACCCGAAGTTTGTATTTGGTTTGTGTCAAGTGTTTCAATATTATTACCCCCAACATTACGGATAATAACATCCGTTGAGAATAATCTTCTTAATCGACCAAATAAGCCTCTATCTGCCATACTTATAAATATCTATTTTACAATAACCAGTTTATATTTTCTTTATTACCTTCCCCCAAATCAATTTCATATGGATTACGAACACTTTGATTTGAATAACCACCTTGATAAGCAGTTCTATTTACTTGAATATTATTAAGAGCTTGCTTTGTCATATCAATTCCATTTTTTCTATATCTTAAAGCTGTATCTCTTAAATACATTGCTATCCCAAGCGCCATTATTAAATCGTCATTATAGCCTTTCTGTGCCTCAGCTTTGCCTCTTGACCAAATAAAAGTTCTTAACTCACTTAAAGTTCTTTTTGATTGTATTACAACAGCTCTTTCATCTATGTATTCACCTAATTTTGATATTACCATAGGTCTTGATTTGTAAGACATTGTAAAACCAGGTGTTAGATTACTTTGATTTGACCATGGGTCATAATATGTTTCAGTTGTAACTTCACCTTTAGGACTGAAGTAAAGATTCTTATATCCTATATCTTGTATTGTTTGTAAAGTCGACCACCCTATAGATGCATTCTCTACAACTAATAAAGCTTGGTTATAACTTGTTGCAATTTCTACTAATAAAAATCCAAAATCTTTAGTTGGAAGTTGTCCTTTGTATTCTGCAACTTGTGTATTAGTTTCTAATTCTATTACATGGCATGCCGAATAATCTGCGCCATCCCCTCTAGCGACATCGGCAACGACTACGTAATCTTTCGAATAATCAGGAATATTAAATATCCAATAGTTACTATCTACACCTCGCTTTTCTAAAGGGTCTTTAATTGTATTGTTTTGGTAATGTTCTAAAACTTCAGGTAAAAATACAGTTGTACCAGAAGATAAAAAATCAGTGTCACATTCCTGTGCTGCCATTCTTAATCCTAACAGGTCATCTTGTGATCTTCTCCATTCTTTATCTCTATCAGGATGTAAATTCCACGGAAGACGTATTGGTATAAACTCGTTTTGATTATTTTCTGCCTTTACCCACATCTGGTGAAACCAGTTACCGATACCATTAGGAGTTGATAGAACAATGGCAGAACCCCCTGTAGATAAGGTTTGTTGAGCTGATGCCCAAGTTTCTTCTACATTATCAATAAACGCTGCCTCATCAATTATAAGTAATGATACGGCTTCTGAACGTGCTGCATCTGGTGATGATGATTTAGCTTTGATTCCTGAGCCATTCTTAAAAACAAGTGATAGTTTGTTGTCTTCAACTGCATCAGGTTTTAGCCAAGCAGGTAAGTTATCATACATAAATCTCACCTTTGAAACTAAGTTTCTAGCTGTTGCTTGGGTTGTTGCTAATGCTAATACATTCTTGTTATCATTGAAAATCATCAAGTGCAAAGCACGACCTGCTGCTAAAGTAGAAATACCTAGCTGTCTTGATTTAAGAATAATAGAGTAGGGGTACTTATCTAGAGCTTTAAGAACTTTATCTTGAAAAGGATAAGTTTCAAACTTAATTTTTCCTTTTTGTGGATGAGAAATGTAACAATACTCCTTAAAAAAATATATAGGGTCTTCCTTACATTTTTTAAGTTTTAGTAGTAATGCCTTTTTTTTCTCTAATGTAGTTGCCATTATAAAACTAATGCTATTGCCGCTATGGCTAATACTCCAGATCCCATCTGAAATAGCTTCGCCTTAGCTTTTTGCTTTTTTAAATCTGCCTGTAGCTTCTTTGATAACTCTGAAGAAAGATTAAGCTGATTGTCTTTCTTGCCTAAAATATCTTCATAGTTTGAAATTATAGCATCTTTCTTTCCTGCAATACTATCAAGGACTTTTATCTTGTCTTTTAATAGTGTTACTTCTTGATCTAATAATTTTACTTCTAGCTTGGCTTGGTCTCCCTCGAGTAAATCAGTTACTACTAACCGTGCTACTCGTGGTTGAAGTTGAATCTGCTGAGTATCTTGTGCTAAACCAACGCTCAAGTTCAGTATCATCAAGCTCAAGAATATCTTTAAGGTAGTATTCATATGATTTGATTATGTCTATTCGTTTCTGCTCTACAACCAAAATCTCTTTATTTAGAGACTCTGCTTTATTTTCTAGTTCTTCTATCTCAGATTTAAGACCTACATTCTTTCCCTGTATCTCTTTTATCTGCTCTTCTAACAGAGAAATCTTTGCTTCATACTCTAGAACGTAATCCTCATTACCTCCAAATAAAAAAAATAGGTTTCCACTTAAAGAAATAACTATCAATAAAATATACCAATATTTCTTCAAATAAACAAAAACCATTACCGATAAGTTTTAGTGGATTGTCTTAGGCTTTTTTTTTTGACTCAGCCATTCCCATGTCTTTTTGGAGTTGATTTGTTCTCTCCAATTCGTCATTATACTTTTTTTGGCTCTCTACATCATCCTCTGTTGCAGACTCCTCCATATCTTGTTTTTGGAATGTCATACTATTATATAAATCCTCCAAAATATTTATATCTGCAGCTAAAATTCTATCTAATGTTTTAGCGTCTCCTATAGTTTTACGCATTTCATCAAACAATTCTAATGTATCCCCATATTTAGAATCTCCAATTTTATCTTTGTAATTTTCAGATAATTTAGATAGTATAGTTTCTTTAATATGTTTATGTAGATCAGACTTCTTCATCTGTTTGTTTTATTATAAATATGCTATTTATCTATCTTTATCACTAAATCTGTGATACCCTTATGTATTCTATGGATTTGTCCCTCTGGAATATGTAGTCTGTCTCCTTTTGATAACTTCATTGGAAGTTCGTTATCTCTCTGAAAACTCCAACCTTCTCCTTCTAATATTGTAATTTTCCTGTTTTCTTTATCGGAATGCCAGATTAATTCTTCAGGATTTACATCTTTGGAAAAAGTTCTAATATTTTCTTGGTCTGAGTAAGGATTCATTTAACTCTATGTTATTACATTTTTCACATTTGCCATAAGTGCCATTAGATGAATGTATGACTTTTATTTCTCCTCCGCACTTACA